TGTAGCAATTGGTCTGAAAGATGGTATTCTCATCTTCTCAACACCATTTTCATTTAACTTAACTTGAAATGTAGAATCACCAGACATCACTCTTAATACTTCTAATGGTAATGATGGATAAACTTCGTTATTATAGGATACAAATAATGGAAGACGGCGATTGACACCATCAATTTCTGGTAGTGTGTTAATCATACCAACACCAACAGCCGCTTCTTCTAATAATGGAATGTTAGCAATAACACCGGAATAATTATAGATTGTATTGACATGTTCTGCACCAATTACGGCAGAACCTGGTTTCTTGGCTTTATTTTTTGTTACTTGACTTGGTGTGTTAGCAAGGATAACAGGATGGTCTTTGAGAGTATCAGCAAGTGCCTTATCACCACCTAAACGGTCAGCTTCAGGCTGGTCTCGTTTGAAAGGCCATTGACCATAACGGTCTAATGTAGCATCATCAATATTAACTGTATAGATGTTATTGACAGTTGGTTTTTGTTTTGTAATTAAGGTATCAAAATATCTTAGCTTAACAGATTCAACAAAAGTTGGTCCATTAAAAATAACTGATATAATTACTAATAATGTAATTAAGGCTGTCCAAGGACTTAATAATAATTTCTTCATTTAATCGCTTTCAAAAATATATCGTAACAATTTTCCCAAGTCCATTTACTTATTGATATTGATTGAACCTTGGTATTATCTAATGATTTACACATTTCAATTGCCCTACTTAACTTGTTGCCAACTTGAACCATATAACCTGTAACGCCATATTCAATAATGTCCTGTGGGCCTGTAACATGATAAGCTGCAACGGGTAATCCATTACATAGTGCTTCTATTATAACAATACCAAATGTATCTGTCAAGCTTGGAAAACAAAATACATCATTTTTGCCATAATATTCTGACAATTCTTTGCCAAATTTATAACCAACAAAATTAACTTTTTTGTATCTTTGTTTTAGATTTTTAAGTATTGGTCCATCACCAACTATGGTAATATCATACTCATTCTCTAATCGGCACAAAACATCTAAATTCTTTTCTTTTGAAACACGACCAACATATAATAATTTTAATGGCTGTGATTTTTCTGAATCAGGTCTAATTTGAATAAGTTCTTTTGAAACGCCACGAGTCCATACTGTTATGTTTTTGAAGCCACGAGCATCAAGCTCATCTTTCATTGATTTTGATGGAACTAAAACTGCTTTTGAATGCTTATGAAACCATTTAAGGTAACGATATGTGATAAATTTAGGAAACCATATGAGTTTGTTTAGAAATTCTGGAAACTTGGTATGATAGGCTGTTGTGTATGGTATTTTATTATAATCACAATAGAATTTAGCCCATAAACCTAATGGCCCTTCCGTAGCGATGTGTATCCTATCCGCACCCATCTTCTTAATCTTTTTGAAAAAGAATGTAGGAAAGGAAAGTTTGACTTCAGGATATAAAGGACAATCAATATAACGGAACTGCCGGGGGTCAAGATAAACAATACTATCGCCATTACGAATAGCAATATCCTCAATATTTTTGTATGTGGTGACAACGCCATTAACTTGGTCTCTCAAATTATCAGTAACTACTAATATTTTCATAATATTTTATTCCAATAAATTATTTCCCACTTGCCATCTTCATGTTCAACCAGAGCTGAGCATGATTCTACCCAATCACCATCATTCATATAAATCATATCACCAACCATTTTAATCTCTGGTGTATGTATGTGTCCACAAATCACACCATCATAATTCTTACGCCTACAATAATCGGTCACATTGACTTCAAACTTAAATACAAAATCAATAGCCTTTTTTACTTTATGTTTAAGAAATTTGCTCAATGACCAATAACCAAATCCAAAGCGATGGCGTATGTAATTAAATTTAGTATTAATCCATAAAACTAAATCATAAGCTGAATCACCAAGAAAACTTAACCATTTAGCCATGCGTGTGATACCATCAAACATATCACCATGAGTGATTAGAAATAAATTATCATCTGTATCACGATATTCAGCTTGATTACAAATAACAATATTGCCAAGAGCAAACTGATTAATAAATGGCCTTAAAAACTCATCATGGTTACCAGTCACATAAGTGACTTTAACACCACGCTTACTATAACCTAATATTCTACGAATTACATTTGTGTGGCTTTGTTTCCATTTCCATTTATTTTGTTGTATTTTCCAACCATCTATAATGTCACCTATGAGAAACAGATTATCACAGGTATGATGTTTTAGAAAATTGTTAAGTAGGTCAGCTTTAGAATCACGAGCGCCTAAATGTGTGTCTGATATACAAATTGTTTTATATTTTTTAATATCCATTAAAAATCAATTCTACCCATAACACCTATTGTATTTGTTGATAAATCATCTTTAGCTTGATGATTAACATATAATGATGCTTGGCTGTTTTTATTAAATGTGTATGCCATAGAACCACTAACATCTTTATAACTATCAGAAGTAATACCACCTTCAGTTGCTAATGTAAGCTTATCTATGCGTTTTTCATATCTTAATCCAATTTCAGCATAATTTTGCCCATTAGACACTTTACTTATTGTTCTATAAGTTTGCACACTTCCTGTTTCTTCGTAACCATCACGCTTATTATTAGCAAGTGTTACACCAGCATAAGGTCTAAAACCTTTCATTTCAGGTGTGTATAAACGATTACTTAACCATATATCTTTACCGTTTGTTTTACTTGCATTGAAAAATAGATTTTCAACATTTCGGTTTGATGTAATGTTGTTATCAGCAATAGCCAAATCCGTTTTAAGTATCCAGTCGTTCTTATTTACAATACTGTATAAACCAAAATGATTTTTACCTTGTCTAGTATCGCTGTCAACACCTTTCATAATAGTATTTACACGGTTATATTGAGCACCTAAAATCCAATTTTCATTAATATCTTTTTCAACACCAATACCAAATCTATCTGAATTAGCATCATAGCCGTTATTCATATTTGAATTCAATTTATTACCAATTAGGAACATACGACCTTTGCCTGAATCTATTAAGTCTTTACGAAATGGGTCAGAATTCAAACTACGATTAATGCCAATGTTAAGTGTTGATAATTTTTCTTGTTGGTCAATACGACCTGAAAAACTATCGTTTGTAATAGCCGTTGAAACACTATTCCATAAGGTGTCAGTAGAAACGGGTGTAGCATCAACATAGGTTGTTGAACTATCACTCCATGTTGAAGTTGTTCTTTCTTTAGTCACAACAGTTGTTGTCATTGGTGTTGTCGTTGTTGTGGTTGTTTCACGAGCAACGATTTGAATACCGCCAGTATATGATGCTTCATGGTGAGCAATAGAACCAATTACCACAGGTAAGTTGATATTCACAGCATCAGTAGATGAAATAGTAATTGTTGATATTGCTGTGCTTACTAATGTTGGACCAGATGATGAAGCAGCTGCGTCTGTAGCTGAACCGACATCGGTCAATGTACCACCACCAGGAACAGTACCTGGTGTTCCACCACCAGCACCACCGTCAATCGCACTTGTAGCTGCACCAAAAGCAGATGGACCAAAAATGTATGCGTAGCGGAAATTAATAATATCACCTACTGCCACATTTTCAACCAAGAAACCTAAACCAATTGTGTCATCACCTTGACCATATGTGTTATCTGTATATGAACCGTAACCTGTTGTGCCGTTAGCATAATATGCTTTAGGGTCTGTTGACCATCCGGTAATACCTGCACGAACATTAGATGCTGACGAATATAAACCTAAAGCATACCGTGATGATATAGCTTCAGAGAATGCTACATTGTATCTTGGTATAGCACCATAACCTAATACATTATCTGTTGCTGAAGTGTCACCTGCATCTGCACGAGCATCAGGATCAATAAAACGACCAAACCAAAGTTTAGGTATTATTATGTTAGCTGTAATCTGCGTATCAATATCAATATACTTTTGTCCACTTGGTAGTGAATAAGTGTGTTGAATATCAAAATCAGAATTTGTTCCTGACCAAATGGCACTTGATGATGAAGGAGAACCAACCCATGCACCTGTAATAGCTCTGGTGTTGCCAGAGTTATTGTTTGTGTATGTTCTAATCAATGTACCAGAAGAATCTTCAAGGCGAACGGTATATCCATCAAATGGAGTTCCTGGTGTTAAGTAATCATATGATGTATTAAATGTACCAGTACCTGTATTATCATATAATAAACCAGGAGATGTGTTGCCACCTGAACCTAGTGTACCGGTCAATTCATTGACGCCAGCTTTAACATACTCGTTTAATAAAATTCCGTTGGCTGCGTAGGCCGACCCAATCACCATTGATAATATAAAGGCTAATAGTTTTTTCATAAAACTCCTTTAATTAACTGTGTATTTATGGTTGTGTGATAGTCGTGGAACAACCAGAAGCATTAGCACAGCTTTGATTTATTGAATATGTCTGATTTGTTGAACCAGATTGATTCATGTTTAATGTTGATGCCCCACCAGAGTTTGTAAAACTTATGGTAGCTGCATGATTACCTGTTCCTTGTTGGGTAGCATTAACTGTGTGGCCATTTCCTGTTAAAGATAAGTCCAAATAATGTTGCCCACCTTCTTTTTGATTTACAGTAACACCATTTGAGCCACCATTCACATTTAAGAATAGTGTTTTACTTCCTGTTCCTTGTTGTGTTGCATTAATAGTATTCGTATTACCACTTATGGTTGTTTCCATGAAATGGCCAACAGTTGAAGTTCCGTTTATTTGTTTTGTGGTCACATTATTACTTGCACCAGATATATTCAAATATTGATAGTGGTTATTAAATTCAGAAATTGGAATAGAACCGTCTGCATTATAACCTTGATTCAAATTAAGCGTGTTATTATTTCCATTTGCATACAATTCAATTCTGTTTTTTCCACCAATCGTTATACCTTGGCGAATTGTAATATTATTGTTATCACCAATTTGGTCAATATAGATTCCATTTCCTGATTGACTTGTTCTTTGAGCAGATTCACTTGTCTTACGACTTTGTTGTTCTGTGGTGATACTTGAACTGTAAGTTGGTGCAGCTGGAGCCGCTGTGTAACCACCTGAAGTTCCTGATGTTGTACCACCCGTAGCTGAATATGTACCACCATTTACTTGAGCGCCATTATCAATCACACAAGTAGCTGCACCAGAATATAAGGCACAATTTTGCCAACCAGCCGAACTTGTCCAACCTTGTGCATAAGTGTTTGTATTGTAGATACCGAATTGTGGATTGTAAAGTATATTACCGCCACCATTATATGTCAACACAGGAGATTGAATATATGGCCCGTAATTTCCTGCCCAAAAACCACCATCTTTACCATAAAATTGCACACTTACATAAGCCACACTTGCACAACTTCCGCCACAGTTTGTAGCGGTTACAGAATATGTGGATGCAGCTACACCAAGAACCATCGTGTATGCTTGTTGAACGGTTGTAATGACAGCATTAGAACTATTATAGAATACCAATTTGAGTGTAATTGGGTCACCAGGATTTCTACCACCACCATCAGCTATTTGAGCAGATAGCGTTAATGTTCCACCAGATTGCATAGCACTATCAAATACCACAGTTTGAGATACTGTGGTGAAATTATAGGCCATCTTAATAGCATTATCAACTGCATATGCGTTAAAACATATTAGCAATAAACTAATTTTGAGTAGCGTTAATAATCGTGTTGCCACCGGTGTTTATCCTATTTTTAATTTCTACTGGACCTTGTATTTGTGTTACAGTAGTATTTTGATTTTTAGGTGTAGTGATACATTGAACATCACCATTACCTTCACGACATAATGTGACTGAATTGTCATCAACTTCAACCACAACCCCTGAAGTTGGCACATAATCTGGTAAAAGTCCTGATTTCGTTTTACGAAGTAAATCTAATTGTGCGGCCAATTGTGCATTAATAATATCTAACACATTAGCTAAGAAATCTTGGTCAAGAAAGTTACGACTTAATTTATCCTGATAAACTTCTTTTTCTTGTTTCTCAAAAGCGTTAGATAAACCTTGTTCTCTTAAAAAATCAACATCAAGAACACCTTTCATATCTTTTTTCTTTTCTGTTTTATCTTTATCTGATTCCAATAATTCTTTTGGTGGCGATAAAATAAGAATGTTAGATATTTGGTCTTCTGTGAGGTTGACGATTACGGGCTTAAATGGTTTTGTTTCTTTTGATTCAACTCGTGTAGCTTGAAAGGCCTGGTCCATAATCACTTTGCCTTCATCTGTGGTCACTTCAATCTTTCCAGTTACACAATCTTTTTTAATATCAGTCCAACCACGAGGACAACTTGGCAAAAGAATGATTGTGCTACGACCTAATTCATCAACTGTGGCTGTAAAATCGGTACCACGAACACCGATAGTGGCTGATGGAGTATTAACTGCAACAGATTGTGGATTATTGTGTGCGATTTGACCAGACGCATAACGAACCGTACCAAGTGCTACATTAACGGCTAACTTACCGCCCTTTTTATTATTTGGGTCATATACAAACTCATCAATGACTAACTTTGAATTTTCATTTACTTGGACTTTGGTATCATCAGCAAATGTAATGCCAACTTTACCTTGTGTAGTTTTGATAGCATCTGCCATCTCAACACCAGTACCTTTGGCACCGGTGAGAGTGGAAGATTTACGAAGGATGCTTGGCGGAGTGTTTACTTGGTCTGTGATGTTACCAACTGCCGCCAAGGCTGATGAACAACCACATAGTAAGAGAAATAATGTAAGAAGATGTTTCACATCAAACTTATTAGTTACCTGTTGTGATGTTCCATGTATTACCACTACCAGTGCTTAATACATTAACTGTTGTATCAATAGTTCCAGATTGAGTAATACCAAATGTGTTACTTGAACCAGTTAAGTTAAGTGTAAATGCGTGACCATTTGTACCAGCTGTTCCAGATTGTGTTAATACTATGCCATTACTTGCACCAACTGTTGTAATATTATTTGTGGCCTTATTGCTTGAAGTGGTTTGTGTTAATGTGTTGCCACCGCCGCCAGTCATTGAAATATTATTTACACTCTCATCAGCGCTGATTGTAGCGGTGATACTATTACCAGAACCACCAGATGTTACAGCTGTGAAATTATTTTTGCTACCTAAAACATTTAAGTTAATTGAAGCTGAATTACCAGTTTGACGAACATCAATAAAGTTAGAACCAGATGTTCCTGTTCCAGCATTATTAGAATTGATAGTTGCTGTACCAGAATTACCAGTTACATAGTATGTTAAATCAATACCATAAGCACGACCTGTGGCTGTTGAAGCATTAAAACCTAAATTCAATGTATTGGTTGAACCAATTTGTTGAATGTCAATTGTGCTTGAACCACCATACAATTTAGCTGGTGTTGTGTTTCCTGTTCCTACACCTTGAATGCCACGAATCACATTACCTGATCCTGTCTGCGTAATATCAATTGTAGAATTATCACCACTCTGGTCAATGTAGATACTGTTGTCAGCACCAAATACACTAACACTTACCAATAAAAACATAGCCATGAACAGATTAATTATCTTGTTCATTTGTTACTCCTTTTTTTCGGGTGCAACATATGTTACTGCAAAATCCCAAACACCCTTTTGTTGTCCTTCTTTAATTAATTCAACCACAGCGGCTTCAATTGCAGCTTTTACTGCTAAAGTTCCTGGCTCATTGACAGTCAATCCGCTTTCAAATTCAAATGCTTGTGTTCCATTTTTCACAAATTTTAATACTGCTAAACTATCAGAAGCAGAATATATAATTTTTTGAGTGGTCACAGATACCAATACTTTACCTGTGTTGACACTTACAGCTCTTAAACTAATTGTTACAATATCTTCTGAATATTGAGTTTGTGGTCCAATGCCCAACATTCTTGCAGCTGAACCACCACTTTTCGTGCTTGAATCGTATCCAACAATACCGCCTTCAATAATCATACCAGCGAACATCATTGGTGATAAAGGTTTAGCCTTATCGCCTTCATAAGCTTCACGCATTTGGCGAATAATCATTCGTTCTTTGGTTAGATTATCAATGCCAACTCTTTCTACTACATCAAACCATTCACCACGACCAACATCTTGTAAAGCTTTAATGAGAAACGCTTCTGCACCTTGTGTGACGGCTGTTGATAATTGAGCCATTGTAGCACTCGGTCTTCTTTGGCCGGTTTTATCAGCAAAACTATAAACAGCTACCGCTACTTTTTTACCATTTGGTGGTGGTAAAATATCAAACTCTTTTTGCATCAAGTTTTTAGTAATAGTTGGCTTTTGAGGTTCGGTTAAAACCTTTGTAGTAGCACAACCTGTTAGTAATACTAACAGAAATAAAACAAATATCTTTTTCATTAGAATTGAAATTGTCCTAATGGTATCGTTATACTTGTTTGAGTTCCTATTGTATCAGTTACGGTCAAATACACATTGGAACTGTCTTTAGTCCAAAACATTGTATTACCTTCAAAGTTCAATGTGCCAGAGGAAGAACCTCCATTTGCAAACATAGCTGTAGCCAAGTTTTGACTAATCTGTGCATAAATCCTTGATTCTAAATTATTCAGGAACTTCTGTAAGTTCGTGTTTTGTGCATCATTCTTCGCTTTATCTAAACCAGCTTGAATCTCTTTCTTTATAGATTCTCTACGGCTGTGTTCTTGGTTCTCCATCGTTAAAACATGGCTAGAGTAACCATTGCCGTTGAATGACGGACTCTTAAATGTGTAATCTGGTAAAGGAGCTGAATTCACTTCTTTGCAAATCAGCAATAATAGAATACCAGCAACTGTTAATTGTATTAAAGTTTTCATATGTTTTTATTTCGGATGAAACTTCAGGGGCAATTACACTCGTGGTGTAAGGGATATAGATAATAAGACTTTTTACTATCTATTTATGTAAATATTTGACCAAAAGGGTCTAATACTTTTTAGATTTACCTTCAAGGTGGGTTTTTTCTTGCTTTTTCTGCCATCTCTTAACGGCACGATTTTTTGCTACTTTACGAGCGACCGATGGCTTCTCAAATTCCATTCGGTCTTTAACTTCTTTCAATAAACCAGAATCTTCTACTTTACGCTTAAAAAGTCTAATTGCTTTTTCAAAAGGTAATCTTTCATCTAGCTCAACTTTGAGTCCAAATGTCTTCTTTGCTTTATTAAACTTCTTAATCATTCGTTGGTTTTGTCCTTCTCAAAATATATCGTTGAATTTTAGCTTTTACTTTTTTAGCACTTGTTTTTTGTAGCAAATCTGTCAATTGTTTCAAATTTAACGGACCTAATCTTGGTTTACCGTTCTTTGTCATCATAGGATTTGCTTTTCTGCGACCTGGATGAATTTTTCCTTGTCCTGCCTGTGCCATAATCTATCTCCGTAAAAAGGGTTTTGTATTTATCCTAAAAAATCAACTTTTTGGACTGAATCCCAGCGAAAACTTCGCCAAGAATTGTTTTCCATGTCAAAAACCGGCAAAACAGTATCATTTTTTGCGTTTCCGTTGCCTTTGGGCATCTTGTCAGCAGGAATTTTGTCTTCAGAAAGTGTGCAAATCAGTTTCCGTTCACTTCCGTCAGCTTTTGTAAACACGACATTCATAATTCCTCTGCGGAGTTCGTGTATGATTTGATTTTTTGCGTCTTCATTTGTAAATTTACTCATCTTTTTTGTCCTCATCAATTTCATCATAGTGTAATCCGTCATTTCCGTTGCTTCCAACAACATCCATGCGTTTCTCGTCATATTCCTCGTCTTCTTCCTGTTCAGCATTTTCTGCTTCCCACTCTTCCAAGTTTTCACGGAGGTTCCAATTTTCAACAATGTCTTCTGGAATGTCATTTAACGATTCGGAATCAGTATATTCGTAATAATCATCATAACCATCTGAAAACTTACCAACAAATCCCATGCCTTCTTCAAGGTAATAACCTTCTACATCATATTCTTCATTAGTAATTTTTGCATAAAGGTTTGTTGGTGGTGCCCATGCTGAATCAAACCAAAATGAAATAGAATTTTCTTCTCGGCTCCAATCTTGAGCATCACAATTCCATTTGGTTCCCCAATTTTCTACTGACCAAGAATACCAGTCAGCGTGACCATATTTTTCGGTTAAAGCTTCAACATTTTTAGTTTTGTTAGGAGAATCAACATCTGTCAATTCTTCAGGACATGGCAAGAAGAAATCAAACCATTCTTTACCATTCTTCTCATTAAGAAAGGCTTCAAATTTATCAATGTTCTCTTTATTACTTGAGATAGTGACTGAATTATTACACCAATTGGGCATTTGATTTCTCCATTAATTTAATACAACCATTATATCATACCGAAAAGATTTTTGTGGCAATTATTTTTGCATATCTTTCATTTCGGCAACCATACCCTTGAACATAGACATCATTTGCCTCATTTGGACATCGGGATTGACAACCTTCTTTTCTACACAAACAGCTTCGTGTTGTTTAATCTTTGAGGCTACTGTTTGACATTCACTCAAAGAATTAAAAGTATAACCTTCTGAAATTCCTGTGGAAGTTATAAGCAATAAAGCATAGATGGTATTCATAGTTTCTCCACTATAAAAATTAAAATAGCTGAAGCGATAATAGCTACTAATGCAATAATGTCTGCTTTGTTCATTGTATAGTCACCGGTTTAATATCTGATGGTTGGATTTCAAGCACATGTTCCAATAATTGTTTATATTGTTCGGTTGTGCCTGCTGATTCATTAAACATATACACACGACCAGAAACGACCGCTGATAAGTTTAATGGTGATAGTTTATAATTCTGGAGTAAGTTTAATAAAAACTCATCCACTTTGATAGAAATTTCTTCTAATTGTTGTTCTTCTGTCATAAGTCACCTGTTCATAATAATAAAGGGCTAGTTTATTTGCGTTTTATAGATCCATAATAAACTAGCAAAGCGTTCATCTGGCGGCATTTCGTGGTAGTTTATAGTGCGCCACAGGACGCAAATGCCCTTTCACACTCACTTATAATTTCTATAAGGCGAACAAAATGTTCTACTGCGCTCGGTATGAGGTTACTTGCTATACCCGCCAGTTCGTCAATAGCTCATTACGCATCCGTTTTTATCTCGGATCCAGACCTCTCTGCTTCTAGGGCTACCCACCTAAAATTGGGGTTAATAGTATAACCATTCTAACACAAAGGCGATTAATTGTCAACCTTTTTAGAGGCGAATATCTTATCAAACTTTGGGTCATCAATATCAATCATTTTATGTTTTTCAAGTAGGGTAAGAGTGTGTTCAATACCCAAATTAACACCATCAGTTTTACCACCAGAATAGGCACAGTAACCAATGATTAAACAACCTGCTAAGTAAACCCACTCTATTCCCATAATGTCTCCTTTTTTTTATATGTGTGTATATGGTAACCAATTATTGGCTTTTTTAATTAAACGATGGCGAATTTTATCCCAATCCAGCCCTTTGAAAGTTCTTGTATAATACTTATAAGAGTAAATATACTTACGCCTTGATACTGTTTTTAATACCGAATATGGGTTCTCATCAGGATAATAGTACCTTATCTCCATGGCTATATCATGGCCAAATGCGTCTATCTCATCCAGTTCAGAGAAATAATTAATGTCTTTATTGTCAATGTTCATATCATAATAATTTCCATCCAAGTGGTCTGGAAATTGACATTGATGCTGGTGTATCAGTTCGTGCTGAAGCACCTGTCCCACCAAAAAACGAAAATGTTCCCACTTATCTTTCCAGAGGTATTTTCCGTGAGCCTTGGGTGGAAAATGTAGGTGTATATGGATTGGCTGATAAGTTCTATCATAATAGAATTCACCACCTACAGCCAAATCGGTCTTGTCTAGGGTGTTATCGGTCTTGACATTGACCTTGACATGGAATGGCTTCAATACCTTTTGTAGGTTACTGGCAATCTCTTGGTGCCTTTGATAACCTACAAACAACCCTTGATACTCATCAAGTCTTTGAAATATTTCGGTACAAAGGTACACCAGCTACTACTCCCTATTTTTTAGTAAAGAAGGTATCCACCAAATACAACCCCAACACAAAACACAAAAATTAATTCCCATAGGTTATATAGATTATTGGTATACATTACCATGGAAATATAGATGTTCCGTAGAAAAGTTTTTAGCTTCATTTTTTATCTCCTTTCATTAAATGGTGGTCATGGGCATATATCGCCGCCATAATACCCGAAGCGCCACCGACCATCACCACAATCAAGGTATCATAACCACCCACAGCCACCGATTTCACAAATATAAAATTAGAGATAGAAATCGCCATGGAAGTAGTGGCTGCTGCCAGATACCTTGAGTGCTGGACATTCTTACTTTGGAGACCTAGAAGTCCCACCAAAAAGAATGACGCAATAAACAATACAATATAACTCATTTTAATCCTTTTATTCTACGAAAATTTTTCCTATTCAGTTTCAATCACCACATGGCCAAAGAAGATGGTCTTACTATCAGAATAACAGTAGAAATCATGGGGCATTTCCACCACATTCCCTAGGTTCTCGTCCACCTCTTCCGTGAGGTTATCCACTTTAATACAACCTATACTACCAGAGTCCACACAGTAGGCACGACCTTGGGTATCATAGTATTCACCATCACCATAGGCAGTATGAAACATAGCAAACTGTCTTCCGTCTGATAGCCTAAACTGACCTTCGTTAGGGTATTGGTCACCTCGTGTGAGGTCACACACTTCGTCCCATTCATTGTGCATAACATAACACAAATCCCCAATGTAATAGACACCTTTTGTTAATATCATACTATGCTCCTAATATGAAATGGATACACTTCACACTTAATACAACCGCAACGGTGTATAATACCGCTATAAGATATATTTTACCAAACTTCATTCTGAAACTCCTATCATATTATTAAATGAATCCATTAAACTATTGTAATCCTTTGTAGTGTATAGAGCCTGTCCATCATCTTTACAATGGTCCTGTATAAACATTAAGGCGTCATAGAGTAAGTCCATATCGGTCTCTGATAACTCTATGGTGTATCTTTTTTTAACTGGTTCTGTCATAGCATCCTCTTTATCGCTTCACGAGCTTGATATATTCCTTTGGCCTCTTGTTGAGCTATAACCGATTCACACCTCTGTTGGTCTTCTGCAATCATTCGCCTAGGTGTCTTTAACACTATATGGTCCATGATGATTTCTTGACGCCTTTGAGGTACATTCTTGAACCCTTGAGTGAGAATCTCTGAAAAATAGACGGCTCGCTCTATGTCGGTTAAGTCCGGGTCATCAAATATAAAGTCTTGTGTCATAGTAGTATCCTATCATATCCATAGTAAATTTGTGGCAAGTATCCACGAAAGTAAAAGCGTAATTTGCCTGGATAAGGGTAAGTATCCACGAAATGAAAAGTGCATTTTGCTGGACATAAAGTATATTAGTGGTAAGGATCCTCTAAATGAAAAGCGAAATTCGCTGGACAATAAGTCGTTTGTATAGCTGTCAAAAAGATGTTAGAGGTATAGACCTTCATCAAGAGGACTCCTTCCAACTGTCCTGGACGCTTTTTCGCCAATACTATGGCGCTTGCCCATCGTCAATGTCCCCATAGTCCTTGGCTATCTGCACCACCTGAGCTATAGTCATACCAAACTGGTTGGCCACCGTTTCATAGTCGTTCACCTCTAGGGCTTCTAATACCTCAATGACCAGTTCTTTCATTTTACCCATTGAAATCTCCGTTCCGTTCCCACACCCAGCCAGGGTCACAATCTATTGGATCGGGACCAAAGAATCTTGGATCCGCCATGAGGTTGGGTAGGAGGACTAGGTCATCATACATGTTTTGGATGACCTTCTCGTTTTCTTCTTTGGCAGCGAGCCTTAGCTCTGCATTAGGATTAACCACGAGCCTTCTCCATTTGTTTGAATATAATGTATTTGGCACGGTTAATGAATTGGCGAGCGGTCTCGGTGTCTGGTTCGCCATACTCACCGGAGATGGTTTCTTGAGCATCTGATAGGATACCAGCAGCGAACATCAACTCCGTACCTGGGAAGGCCTGTTCTTTGACCATTTTATCTATGGCAGCTGCGGTACATCCGTAGCATTGTAATTCCCATTGTAGTTTTTCTTGTAGTGTTTTTGACATATTTTTTATCCTTTTTAATTGTATAACCAGGCTAACATATTATTGCCTATTTGTCAAGGGCTTCCTCAATCTTTTTTAGGATGGCTCTAAGCTCTTGATTTACATCAGCATATTGTGGAGTGTCCACCTTCATATTAGCTAAGTATATGATTAGGTTAGCTTCTTTTTTGGTCAGGTTAATTTGCATTTTTTAGCTCGTTATAATCTAGGGTTGGTTCAGGTGCCACAATGGCGCCTTCGTATTCCAACTGGCTTTTCTCAAACCATGAGAGGTAGTCATCTGGCTCAACTGACCAGTCCACGATAGCCTCTTTGGTATATTCGTTATCATGTTCAACACCAGCCATCTCCACAACTGAAGCGTAGTCAACATTAAGTGGGAGGTTTTGCACCTTATACTCTGAGCCACCCTTCATTTTCCAACGGTACTCTCCGTTGAACCCTTGATGGGCTGCATAGTTTTCTTGGAACTGTGTTCTTATTACTAGCATCATATTAGTTTAGCTCCTGTAATTTGGTTTCAAGCTTGTTTAGAATCACAGTATATTCTGGCGCCACACCTGGAGCCATGCCTATGATATCCTTCACGGTTTCTATTTCAAGTATTAATTCTTCTCGGTAACTCATTTTCTTTGTCCTTCTCAATTTTACAGGACCATTATATCACAATCCGGGCAAAAGTCAAGCATTATTTGCCCTTATAAATCAATGACTTATAGGGGGCTCCAGCTAAGCTCTTGATTCTAAAGGGCATTTATTTTTAGCGAAAAGTGCTTGACATTGTTGCCGTTTTATGTTAGAATGGTTACATAGAATTGAAAAGGATGAAAAATATGTTAATTTGCGATGGTAAGATATTCAAGACATTAAACGAAGCCACAGCGTATGCTAAGGCTGTTTACAATAAAACAGGTGTGATACTCGGTATTGACCTTTACAAGGGAGAAGCAGAATGAATAACATCAAAGACCTAACCAACCAACTATGCGCCATTCTAAAGGCCAACTACTATAAAAAGGGTTCAACCCTTGATTATAACTTTGTGACCGAAGAAGGTAACCGCTATATTAAAATCATTATGGTCAATAACCAACGCTCAGTCCATGCTTTCGTGGATAAAAACAATGGTGACCTATACAAGGCTAAATCATGGAAGAGCCCTGCCAAAGGTGTTCGCTTTAACCTTGTGAATGACATTGAAAAGCTTAAGGTTATAGCCGATTGGGCTGGTGGATACCTCTACCGCTAGAGGTATTACTCAAGCGCTTTAGATAGGCCAAACTAGGGTGCCTATATTTGACCTAGAGTGCTTGACTAATAAAAGGAGATAGTATGGCTAAGAAGTATGTTGAAGTCGGTGGACCAACTGACGCTGAATTAAAGAAGATTGAGAAGGAGGCTAAAGATGTTTATACAATGCCTCTGAAAGACCTATTCAAAGTGGATGAGGATTACGATATAGAAGTCCAAGACACCGCGGACTACTAGGCTACCAATTCTCTCCACGGTCATAACCAGGCGGTAACTCGTCTAGGTCTTGTATGGTCGGAATATCCACAGCAAAGTCATCGCCATTCATAGTGGCCAGTGATGTACCAAACTGACGGCGCTTCGCAGCCGCTTCAGGTGTTTGGTTATACTCTGTAGCCACTTGGCGCATGGCCTCTCGCATGGCCTCTGTTGGCTCTTTATCTTTACTTGCACACGACTGGCCACAGTAGGGGCCTTTCTTACGGTGTTCTTTACTGCAAAACTTACAATTTTTTAGCTTATAGACGCCTGGCATGCTTCTTCACGGATCCTAGTGGTTTCTTTCCAGATTGGTTACTACCTCATGGGAGAATACTACCACCTAGTTTTATTAGCGCTTCCGCTGGCAGGGATTTCGCCCGCCAATGGTAATACTCTCCCATGAGGTGATTACCTACTTATCCATCAAGGATAGGGCTAGTCCACCTAGGTAGATTACTAATATGGCGATAATGATTATATCTATTATATACTTATTCATCTTTTAGCTCTTGATATACCTCACCGAATTCTTCTATGGACTCTTTTAACTTATATTTAAGTGCCTTTACTCTACTATATTCATTGAGTTTATCAGCGATACTTCTAATACTATACCCTATTCCATCTGGATTACCATTATTCTCTACCCTACGAGCAATATTGTGTAGGTCTATGACTATCTGTTGGAGTTCTATCTCATTATTGAATAGGTCTAATTGTTTGGTCATATTACACCTCCATGTATTTTAATTGAAATTGGTTATGCTGGTTCTCTTTAGGGTAACCTCTTGGGTTACAGGCGATTCTTGTGGTACTTATATCATATTCGCAAGGGTCATGGGTATGTCCATGGATCCAGGCCTTAATCTGTGGACGATATGTAATAAACTCATCTAGGTTGGTGTGAAAGGCGCCATTACCAATATCACCAGACCACTTCTCATGGCAGGATCGGAATGATGGGCTATGGTGTGTAATCACCACAAACTTCTTGTCTTTTGGATTGGTCACAATGTTTATATACTGGACAGTTCTATCAAACTCTTGTATGGATAGCTGAGGTGTATATTTACGATAGTTCACTCCATCAAAATACTTGATGATTCTCCAGTCAGGCATAAAGTCAGTAACGGCACCTATGGTCATGGGGTCTTCTTCATTCATATTTGTCCACATGGTACCACCAATAAAAGTAATGTCATCTATGGTTATGGTTGCATTGTCAAGCACATGGATATTGGGTAAATGGAATAGAGCATCTTCTATGTCAGCCACGGTGTCATTAAACAAGTAATGATAATGCTCATGGTTACCAATGACATAGAGCACCTTTGGAAATTCTTTGGAAACTCTTTGGAAAAAATTCTGAAATACTTCTTTGGTTTGGAGGTGTTTCGCTACACATACATCACCGGCGAGCACCAACACATCGGCTTGGTTTTCATTGGTCAGAGTGAGGTCGGCAAACTCTAAATGTAGGTCGGAACAATAGGCGATTTTCATAGGGCTATCCTATCATAACCATCGTTTTATTGAGGCAAACTAACTTTCCATGCCTGGATTCGTCTTTGTGTCTTGCCTAATAATTTATTATAGAATGAGATGGCGTTTTGGTGTAATTCATTGAGCCATTCTTCTTTTGATATATTAGATTTTGGAGATTGATAGAAGTCTTCCATGTTCTTTATCTGTAATTGGCCTGCACCTAAATTCTCTATTTTTAAGTGTTCCCAATTCAATTCATAAACATCTAGCACCATTATACCCAATATTTTCTTTTGATGGCTATCATACTTGACAAAATTATATAGAAGAGGTTTATCTAACCTTTTTAGCCTATCAATGCTAATTAGGTTTGGCATCTTAAATTTTAGGGATACATCGGAAGTCTTATGGTCAACATAATAATCATTGACTGTTATATCTTCAACACTTCTACGGCTTCGGGCTAACTCTGTTTTATTGAATGAATTGACTAATATTCTATTACATTCTTGCTCAATCTTATCAGCTATTCCTCTTTGGTATAATTGAGTATCATCAGGATAAATTAGCTTTTGTAATAGACATTCTTCAATTTCATCTTTTAACATTCTAATCCCAGAGGCTACGGTAATATTTACCAAATAATCTTAACCCGTTTTGAATACGAGCATTATGAGCCTTTAATCCCTTACGGTCTACTTTTAGCTTACGGACTGATTTATTGAGGTCAGGTTCTTTACTTGATTCGGTATGGTCATAGAATGGAGCTTCATGGTCATCCATAGATAACTGCTCAAAAGTCCATATCATTTCATCTAAAATATAATCATAACGCTCAAAGAAGGTGTTGTCGTTATCTTCAAATAGCTTATGGACATCTGAATTGCCTGTTCCTTTGGCACCAACTCTTAAATTCTTTGGTACATCTTCATCAGCAATAAACGGTGCACCATGCTTCACTCTTTTGAGCTCTTGAAGTAAAGGTAGAATAATCGGTGATAGGGTGTGTTCAATTGACCAGGCATCCCATGGATCAATATGAATGTATTTTATATCACGGTTTATGAAGCTACGAATGGTATGAAGTTTATCACAAAACCAACCTAGTTTGGTATATTTGAGAATGTTTTTTACGAATGGCTCATCATAATCAATTTCACGCCAAAATATTACCTTCTCTATAATCGTATAGGGCGATAGCCAATTGTTTTTAGGTCTGTTTGTATAGATTTTCATACTAACCAGTCTTTGAGGAACCCTTCGGTTTGGACACCAGAGATTCTTTTAACCTCTGTATCATTTTCAAGCATGACAAGTGTTGGAACACCTCGGATACCATATTGGATGGCTAATTCTTGATTCTCATCAATGTCTATGGTTTCTATTGGATAGTCGGTGGTGATACCTTCTAATGTCTTAGCTAACATCTTACATGGTTGGCACCATGAGGCGGTGAACCTTAATACTTTTTTACTCATTGATAACTCCCTTTTGGTATAAATTCTTTATTACAAGCACGGCACTTCCATGATATGTGGGTGTGTCCGTTATAGGTTTTATAGATGGTTACGATTTCACGGTGTAGGCAATTTTTCATTTTATTTTACCATGTTAAAATTAATAACTATTCTTGTATGATTTTCTTTTGGTCTAGTGGCTGCATGTAGTGTTTTACTTGAAAAAATAACTATGCGGCCTTTCTTTGGTTCAACTTCTTGCAATATCGTATTAGCATTTTCATCAGCATAAAACATGGTGTTTCCATCCGAATCATTGACATAATATATCATCGTATCTATATTGTCATCATAAAAATCACAATGAGGTGGACTTTTTCTATCGTCATTACTTTTGAATACTAAATTCAATCGTGATTGCCTAATTTCTTTGTATATGATGTTAAATTTACTATTGAGGACTTCAATAATTCTATTTGGTATCTCCAGGTAAGATGAATTTTCTTTTCCATCAATATGCGTTTCATGTGATAGCCAAGGAAAATCTACAAACCTAGTATCACTCACAAACCGATTATCAGGCCTAACTGTTTCATTTTTAAGATACCAAGGAAAATAACCACTCGTGACATGATTTTCAATAAAATCTTCGTCTTCTTTACTTAAAAAATGGTCATAAACTTGTATCATTTGATTGCTTTACAATAAGAACAATCACTCATACTTGTCATAGACCTTCTTAATAGTTTGTATTAATTTATATATGGCCGCAATCACAACCGCAATCGTCACGGTCAAACCTAAAATAACTTGGGTCAATGGCCATAGAATGAATCGTATGATTTTAGGTACATACTTTACATAGGTTTGATTAATCGGTTCAGTTTTGTTAATTAAAAATTCTAGTGTATTATAAAATAGTTCATACATTATTCTTTTACTCCATATATTAATTGCATGACATCAAGCACACAGTCATCAATTGGGTTGTGTTTTGTAATATGTAAATAAGGGTCAAAACCAGGATAATTCACTTTACAATACCCATTGGTGGTGCCTGTGAGAAAATCTACTGCGGTACGAACATCTCGCCATCTTTTGAATGGAAAGATAGGTTCTATTTGTAATTGTTCTTCCATAGAATCAAGGACTAATTGGTCTAAATTACCACGAGCCCATACATAAGAATCAGGTTCATTTTTACTTTTAGCCCAGCGCCTCATTCTTTCGTAGCCGTCTTCAAACCGTTCATCAATCGCAACATTTGGCCTAAATGATTTAGCCTTGACATTATCACATTGTTTTGCCCACCAATCCATAGTGGTGCGACCAACGGTGCGATGTAGCCTTTTGATTTGGTCTGAAGCATCAAACTTACAGAAAAAAGTATTATCTCTTAATTGTTGTGGTGTTGGTTTACTGTCAGGATCAAAATGAATACAGGCCATGGATAGAATGACAGAATTAGATTCTTTACCAAGAGTTTCTACATCAAACATAAACATTATTCATTGACCTCAAAATAAAATTCTTCGTTATCTATCCATGCTTCACCAAGGTCATTATAACATTTCTTAGCAATACCATAGGTTGGAAATACTTCACGGGAAAACTTACCATTTTTAGCATGATAGAATGAACCAACCAATGGTTTATTTCTTAATTCGTCTTCTACTGGTAATCCTCTTAAATATATTCTCACTCTTTGGTTGGGTCTTTCAATATAATTGGAACTGGTGGTTGTGCCATAGCGTCTTTAATGGCATCTTCAAGTGATTGACCAGAGCGACCACGCATTTTAGCACGAGCTTCTTGCTTCATGCGGTCTAATTCACCAGGCATTAAGAATGGCGGTTCATCGTCATCAGGTGGAAACCAATTGTTTATCATATGTATAGGTCAAATTCATAGCCAAGTAGGTTAACATTCAAAATGAAAGTATTAAAACGATAGGCCACATGGAAACGAACCCATTGTGTGGTATCTTTGACTATTTGCACATTAAAACATTTGAAGCTTTTGAACCAATAACTCTTCCACTCTTGGACATTCCATTCACGGGTAATTTTCATATCTATTTTAATCATATCATTATCTCCCACGACCAGCTGATTTCTTGGCTGGTTTGTGTGAAGTAACTTGGTCTTTTACTTGACCTTTACCTGTATCCAGGTCATTCTTTTTCTTGCCTTGATTGTTCTTTTCGTTTTTCTTTGCTAATAAATCTTTGAGCATATCTGCATATGACATATTATTTCCTTATCCAATCTTTATTCCACATATCTTTATATGGGTCATCCTTAATAAAATCTTCTTTTGCCATAACCTCAAACTTATCTATCTTTTCTTGCGGTAAAGCTGTTTTAGCTTTTGGCTGATTTTTTTCTTCAACATGATTAGATACTTTTTCAGCAACAGATACAGCAATAGATATTGGGTTTAGAAAATCAGCTGGTGACTTGGTCGGTGTGGCATCAGCCATATACATCATACCAACCGTTGCTGCTTCAAGAATCATTTAATTTCTTCTTCCAATGAATAGATTTTGTTTTCTAATTTAACGATGTGATTACCAAATATACCTGATAAGGTACTACGAACATTACTATCAGATATGGTATTGATTGCGCCATTCATATCAGCTTTGAAATCATTAATTAATCGTAGAAATTCTTTACGAACATTCATTTCATCAAACTGATTTGAGTTTGGTTTTGAATGAATTAGGTGACCTAGCATTTCGTTTTTAGGCATAATACCCCCAACTGGTTCTTTGTTTTTTCTTCTTTGAATAATTACTTGCAGCTGATGAGCCATATACGATTGTTGATAGAATCGTTGTAGCAGCCCAAGCCTGCCAAGTGTATGGAATTTCAGTATAGAATAGAGTGTTTAATGACCAAATAATACCAAACGGAATAACTGCGACCAAACCAAAGAATAACGCTGTTGCTAATAATACTTTCACTACCTTCATAATTATCTCCCTATTTAATTTTATGCCAAATCTTTTCGTGTATATAATATAAAACTGTCATCATTATGGATAACCATATAGCTGTATGAAACCCAACCCAAGGTATTGTTGCAGCTAAAACAACAATACGATATGAAATCGCCTTATATAATGCTCTTTGTGATGGTGTCATTGAACCATCCAAATATAGGTTGCAAAAGCATTTACAATAGCAAAATATAAATTATGTATCAATAAAGGCTTATTGAATTGTTTGAAATAGAATTCATAGACCAATATTGAATGAGCTGTAACCAATACAGGAAATGCGTATTGCATACCAGGTAATTTAAGTGAAATGAATGTGCCAGATGTAATAAACAAGGCTGTGGCTATCCATTTAATATCAAAATCTTTCACTTTACTATCTTTCTACATTCAGCATAAACTTTTCGGTTATTCATATCTGTAAGTTTTGAGTGTGATTGCTTTTGACACCCTTCAAAACTATCAAATTCTTCGGTGTATAGTATTTGGTGATTTAACACCACAACTAATACCCATGTAATAACCATTAGTTTGTTTTAGTTACGGTCTCGTAAAGGGTTTCAAATTCTTCGTGTGTAGTCACTTCTTCGGAGAAGTTTTGTTTATGATAAACACGAATCAATTTCTTAATTGTTTTCTTTGGAATTTGAAAGTTCTTGTTTGTATCATTGATGATGTTTTTAATTAAATCTCTTTCAGCATCAATGCGTGTGAGTGAATTGCTAGCCTCAACTAAAGCATTATGTAATTTCTTTCTATCTTCTTCAAGTAATTGCATTATATATCCTTATAAAATTAATTCAGTTAATGATGAGTTTTCACCCATGGTGCCTTTGAAAAAAGTATTAAAGGCCAATGAAATTCGTGTGTTATCGCCACCTTTGTTTTCAACCATGTGTGTGGTACTTGATGGAAACATTATAATCATACCCGTTCTAACAGTATAGAACCACGACTCTGAATTATACCAATTAAACTCACTTGAAACGGGTTTAATTTGTTGATAGCCTTTTTTCTGAAATGTAATTTTGTCATATTCATCATTTGCATTGATGTATAATACACCAGAAACAAAACTATTTGGATGTTCATGGCTATGATGCCATTCTTTTTCTTTAGTATAATTTGTCCATGATTGTGTAATATATGGCACCATCTCATGTTTTGGTACATAAATTCTTTTAACGAATTCTGTTACATGTGCTGTAAGAATATTACGAAGATTTTCTAAACCAGGCTCATTAAGAATATAATTATTGGCACTTGTAATGTTGCCAGCATTTGACACAGTTTTCTTTTCAGCATTTTGGAATATTTCCATTTCTGAAGGTGTAAATGGTCTATCCATGTGCGAAACATAAACCGGTGTTGGGAAAATACCAGAGATTTCTGGTTCAACAATCGTTATCATATTACTTGCTGGTTTCATTTGTTTTATGTTTATCATAATATTAGGTTTTCTTTTATATTGTTTACGGAATTATATCAGAATCATCTACTGAATTGAGGTAATCATATACTTTTTCATAGGCCTCATTTTCATTGAGTGCTAACACATAGGCAAGTAGCTCATTGGAACCAATGGCTACTGTAAAGGGTATTCGTTTGAGATATTTGATAGAAATGGTCATAGGCAAATCAACCCAAAAGTAATTTGAGTTTTTGATATTGTCTATGGTTTGTTTAACTTCAGGTAATATATTCATCACAAATTCATTATATAAAGTTTATTTTAAGCGCAATCTGATATTGATTCAAGCCATCTCTTTGTGCAAGCCTTGTCTTGGTCTTTACATGGAGGCATGTCTTCTGGCACTAAACTCAATACAGCAGCTTCAGTTGCTAAATCTTTAACATCTTCTTTTTTGTTTTCTAACATTTTATTCACCTTTTGGGTTATTAATAATATCAACTTGTGGTTGATTCTCTATTTAGATATTTGTATAACCTAACATAATAAGCAAATCGTCTTGGTTCTCTTTCAAAGTTTGGAAGATAGCCAAAATAATCTAACATCTTTCCATAATATAATTCAGCATCTTGGTCTGTCATTAATAAACCCAAGATACGAATGAATAACGGGTGCCTTTGGTGCAATCTTTGACTAAATGTGGATACATGAAGTTTGATGGAAATATCAACACATCACCTTCACCCAAAGGAATAACCTGGTCCCACATTACGAATTCAGCACCTTCATAGTTTGAGTTAAGATTACCAACAATACTTAATGTGGGTATACCTTTTATTTTACCATCAAACATTGATTGAATATGGTCACAATGTAATTTCATATTGGTTTGTTCAGTATAACGATTGAAACGAATATCAGTAAAACCAGCCCAGCCACTATACCATGGAAAATTCAAATCTTTCATATACTGTGTAAGTAAAGTGTGTGTCATTTGCATGAGTTGAGGTTTTGTTTTAACATCATTAAAAAACACCGATAATTCTTTTTCAGTTGAATGGTATGAATCGGTATTGACATTATAGAATGTATGTTGTTGCCAATCCACTTTATCTAATTCACTACAAGTTTGACGACATATTTCCTGAGGAATAGCTCCTTGAAACACGGTCACATAAGATTCTAGGTCTTTATTAATCATTTTGTAAATTCTTTATTAATGTAATATTGTATTAATTGTTCACGAGCATAAGTGGATAAACTTACCACTTGAGTTGGTACTTTGAGTTGCACAGGGCAATAACCCCATGAATTCGTTTTCATATAATCAAAATAATACTCACGATGTTTTTTGTTATTTACATCAAACATCTCAATAGGCCTAACGAAACTGTCTAATATATTCATTTAATTTTCCTAATAATATAGTATCATACACTAATTTATGCTACATGTCAAGTGATTTTAAGGTGATAATAAAACTATTTGAATGCTAGTTGATTTGGGTCAATTATACACCTATTGGTAGGAATGTGAGGCAATAAAAAACCCACCAAAAGGTGGGTTTCTTGTGAAATATAATATTACTCTATTGTGTTTAATACCCAAGATGTTGTTTCTTCGTCCCAATTATAGAATTCACCTTCACCTGGCGTTGGCATTGGTATTGGTGCTTCCCAACGGCAAGTTGTTTCATTTAATACCCAACTTGGATATGGTTTTGGGTGAATAAATGCGTCACGACCTTCGTCATATGTCATGCCGATACCAGCATAGTTTTTACGAATATTGTGATTATATGATGTTTGAATCCAACGAATGCCTTCTTGAACGCCGAATACGCTTTCTTGCCATGCACGGCCGGCTGCTTCTGATTCGTTACCTTCTCCGTCAACACAGTTCCAATTGTCAACTGCATGAACTTCAACTACGATATTGTCTGAATTTACTTTAGCGAAATGTGCCATTTGTTTCTACTCCCATTAAAAATAGTGATACATGTATTTATAAGGATTATTTGTTAATTAATTGAATAAGCATTAAGAGAAGCTAATGAACCCGGACCCGTAAATGTGTGAATTTGATTACCGCCAGATGTTGTTACGGTTCCACCTGTAAATAAAGTTGTAGGAGATGAATAAGATACAATGACCACGCCTGAAGACCCAGCGCCTCCGGCTACAATAGTAGATGGTATAATCACTGCTGGTGAATCGGAATATCCACATGCACCTCCACCACCAGATCCTGTGTTTATAATTGCGGCACTACCATTACTTGCAGCTCCGCCAGCACCACCAATACTAGATCCTCCAGCACCGCCCCCTGCTGGACCTCCAGCACCTCCACCGCCACCACCAGCATAAGTAACTGAACTTCCAGAAATAGATGAAGCA